AAACGCGGTAGTTGTTTGGTCAGGCCAAAAGTGGGCATCAGAAAACACAATGATGCGACCTTTTTCTAATTGCATACCCCTGCGAGTATTACCAACAGTTTGTTCTGTCTTTTTATAATCGCTAACTCGTTGATCTTTAAAACTGGGAAGTTCTATATGAAGTCTTGTTTCTATTGAGCGTCTGCGGTTATATACTGCTCGTTCAGACATGGCATGGATTTTGGCAAAAGATAGTGGTGATCCTATTTTTTTCCATTCATCTATAAACTGTTCATCCGTCAGATAAAATCCAGCCATATATAACCTTTATAATGGTAAAGTTAGCCCATACTAATCTATTTTAATGGAAAATCAATGACATACGCTCGGATTGATACTAACCATAAAGAAATCGTTAAAGCATTGCGTGAAGCAGGTGCTACTGTTGTTTCTTTAGCATCAATGAAGCACGGTTGTCCTGATCTTTTGGTTGGATTTGCTGGGGAAAGCCTGCTTATGGAAGTTAAAAAAGACAGCAAAGCCAAATTTACTCCTGACCAGCTAGAGTTTATGGGCAAATGGAAGGGTGGCCCAATCAGTCGGGTAGATAACGTAGACGCTGCAATTAGAGCATTGGGAGTAATCCAGCGTGTTAAATAAATACTTTCACAGGTTTGAAAAAGCATTATCTAAAGAGTTTTGTGAATACCTCATTAAATCAATAGATTGGGAAAAAACTCACATAGCTAAAGTTAATAAAGAAGATAAAGGTGAAATAGACCCAGTAGCTAGGATTACCGATATTTATTGGGAAGAATTGTTATCTCCCATAGGATGCGTAGTTCAATCTTACATAATTGAAGCAAACAAAAATTGGGGATATGACGTTCAACGCTTAGAAAAAATACAAATGTCTAAATATTGTGCAGGTGGTCACTATTGTTGGCACATGGATTCCAAAGCCCCTGTAAACAATGAGCAACGCAAACTATCCATTAGCATCTTGTTAAATGAAGATTTTGAAGGTGGCGGTCTTGAAATAGAATCAAATAAAGACGAAAATGTATTAAAATATCAAGGAGATATAGTGGTTTTTCCGTCTTTTTTACAGCATAGAGTGTTACCTGTAACCGATGGGATTCGTTATACAGCAGTTTCATGGGCATATGGCCCTACATTTAGGTGAGATTATGGAAAAATCGATGGCGTTGTTTTTAGCAACTTTGCTCCACGCAGGTACAAATACACATTTTTTCCATTGGGCTACTAAGTCCTACGCAAAACACAAGACCCTTGGTCATTTTTACGAAAGCATTATTGAAAATGCAGATGCTTTGGCCGAGTGTTACTTTGGCATATATGGTCAGATAACCCAATTTCCTGCTACATACCATATGCCTAAAGAACCGTTGGCATACCTACAGTCATTGCAAGCTTTTGTTAAAGACGCTAGACCTGACTTGCCACAAGATTCAGAGATCGTTCAATTGATTGATAACATTGCCCAAGACATTGATACCACCATCTACTTACTTAAATTCAAAGGTTAATATGTTAGATAAATCAGGAAGTGCTGCCTCAGTCGGTAAAAACATAGACAAAGAGAAAAAAGCTGGCAAAAGTGTAGCCCAAGCTACCGCAATTGCGTTGAATACAGAACGTGAATACGCTAAAGGTACACGCAAAGCCAAGCTAGAAGCCCAATATGACAAATACATTGGTGAAAAAGAATGAAAAACGGCTTATACGCCAACATTCATGCCAAGCAAGACCGCATTAAAGCTGGTTCGGGCGAGCATATGCGTAAAGCTGGTAGCAAAGGCGCACCAACCGCTAAAGACTTTAAAGAATCGGCTAAGACTGCTAAACCACGCAGAGAGATGATCTCTGATGCTATGAAGGATATGTAATGAAACACATGGATCGCAAATACCCTAAAAAAAACGCTATGTTGCGTGAACATAAAGAAACTACGCTAGAAAAGAACCAAGCTGACCGCATTGCTCGTAGGAAGATGATTGCCAACAAGCTTAAAGATTTGGATAAAGAAGTTAAGTAATGGCAATTACAGACTTTGAGAAGTATGCTCATTTAACATCAGATAATCCTAATTTGACCGCTGACTATAAGCCGTTAAATTTTGATGCTCTTATGAAAGCTGGTGCATTACGGGTTACACATCAAGGTTCAGGTAGCGAAAAATACAATCCTGACCCAAATGCAGGGTTTTCTTTGGTATCAGGTTATAACGATGCGCTGGGCGGCAATACCCCTCAATGGAAAGACAACCCAAGTGCTTATGCAACAGTACAGAATATGTTACAAAACACTCCTGAAAACATAGGGGCGCATAAATACTTACAAATTATTGAGTCTGCTAAAGATTTAGGCATGACCCCTGAACAAATATATGCTCAACCAAATAGAAAACAAATGATTGAGCAACAAATCAATTCTTTGCCAGAATAGTGTAGAATTAACCTATCTTAATCAACCACTTGGATAAGGTATGGAATCTAAAGTAGAAACAATTAAAAAAGGTGGTAAACCTAAAGGATCACCTAAAACTGGTGGCAGACAGGCTGGAACTCCTAATAAAGCTACAGGTGCGGCTCGTATGGCATTTGCCGCATTTGTTGATAACAATGCTGACAGACTACAGACATGGCTTGATGACATAGCTACTAATGACAAACATGGCCCTAAAGTGGCTTTTGATTGTCTTATGCAAGTAGCTGAGTTCCATGTGCCTAAATTAGCCCGTACTGAAGTAGTGGGTGATAGCACCGCGCCCATAACCCACATTTATAAGTGGCAAGATGAGTGAAGTAATACATGAGTTTGAATACAAGGTCAGGGATGCATTTAAAGACTTCCATAAACGTAAACAACGCTGGGCAGTTCTAGTATGTCACCGCAGAGCAGGAAAGACTGTAGCTAGTATTAATGACTTAATTAAACGGGCAATCAGAGAAGGTAAGCCTGATGGCAGATACTTTTACCTTTGCCCACTATACTCGCAGGCCAAATCAGTAGCTTGGGACTACTTATTACGCTTTGCTGCACCTGCACTAGAAAAAGTTAATCAATCAGAATTATGGGTACAACTGCACAACGGGGCTAAGATTCGTTTATTTGGGGCTGATGCTCCTGATACGCTTCGTGGAAACTATATTGACGGTATCGTCCTTGACGAATTTGCTGATATGAAACCCCGTGTATGGGGAGAAATAATTCGTCCCGCTTTGGCCGATCGGAACGGGTATGCCGTTTTTATAGGGACTCCCCGTGGGCACAATGTATTCTATGACATCTATAAAAGTGCTCAAAACAATCCTGATTGGTATTCCAAGACACTAAGGGCAGATCAGTCAGGGTTATTGCTTGAATCTGAATTACTAGATGCCCAGCGGTCTATGTCAGATAACCAGTACGAGCAAGAGTTCTTATGCTCATTTGAAGCAGCCATTATTGGAGCGTACTATGGACAAGAGATGCGTAGGATTACGGATATGGAGCGTATTACTACTGTTGATTACGATCCTATGTTCCCTTGCCATACTGCTTGGGATTTGGGATTTAATGATTCCACATCTATTTGGTGGTTTCAGGTGGTGTACGGGGAAATACGGGTGCTAGATCACCACTCATCTAATGGTCAGGCTGTGCCATTTTATACAGGATTGATTGCCCAAAAGGAAGATGAGTTTGGGTATAAATACGGATACCATTACCTGCCCCATGACGCTAGAGCTAAAACTATGGCATCGGGTGGCAAGAGCATAATCGAACAATTTGCGACAAAAATTGACATAAAACATCTAAAAATTGTTCCAAACCTATCACTTCAGGATGGAATACAAGCATCAAGGCTTGCATTAACTCGCACTTGGTTTGATAATAGATGCGAAGAAGGTATCGAATGTTTGCGTCAATATCAAAGGGAATGGGATGATGATAAGAAAGTATTTCGGGATCGCCCCAAACACGATTGGACAAGCCATTCTGCCGATGCGTTCCGTTACCTTAGT